ATCTTGGATAGGAATAATAGTTCCATTAGTAGTTTGTCTATAATTAAATCTAGCACCATTTGGTATTGGTCCAGTAGCAGTTACATTAGCCATCCAAGCACCATCGGTTGGATTAACGTCAGCATTAAATCTTATTTGAACCATTTGTGTTGAAGCATCTTGTTGTGGATATGGACGAACATCCCATGCAATGTCTAATGAAGTTCCTGTTGTTGAATATGTAATTCCAGTTCCAGTACTCCAAGTTGTCCAGTCCCAACCAGCAATAGAAACTGAAGGTGCGTTAGGGGTTTGATAATATACCCAACCTTCATTTACGCCAAATGTAATTGTGGCATTTGAGCCAACATAAACATTATTGTATAAAGTTCCACCCATTTGTAAACTAAATGGAAGATTCATAAGAACTCCTGCATCATCTACACCAGAAAGAACATTTGTTGTAGTTCCAATTGTTGCCTGTAAATTATTTACTGCTGTCTGAGCATTATCAATTGCTATATTAGCCTGAGTCAATTCTGTTTGTGCTGTTGCTTGTGCTGTAACTGCTTCTGATCTTGCTGTAATTACTTGAGAAATTTCTGTCTGTGCTGCAGTTGTATTAATATTATTAATTGCAGTTTGAGCATCTGTTACAGTTATTTTAGCATCTTGAACAACTATAGAACTTTGATCTACTGGAGTAACTGTTATATCAATAGCATTGATTGTATTTATAGCATTTTGAACATTATTTATACTAATTTGTGCTGTAGAAATTGCAGATGTTATTTGAGATACCGCTGATTGAGCTTGAGACAATTCTACTTGTGCTTGTGTAACCTCTGTAGCAGCATTAGCAGTGGCATTTATAGCCTGTTGAACTTCCGTTGTAGCTATTCCAAGTGCATTGTTAACTGCTTGTTGTGCGGGACTTACTACTACCTGCTCTTGACTACTATCTCCTGTAGCCCAAGCGTATGTTGGTCCAACAAAAAACAACCAGCCCGTTACAACAAGGCTGGCTAATAAAAGCCTAATCTTTCTACTCAATTGGAACTCCAATATAACAAAATTTTTGTTACATTGAAATTATAACATGAATGTTTATTTAAATTGTTTTAGTTACTTAGGATTATCTGTTTTGTAAAAACCATTTCCTTTAAACTGTACACCAACTGATCCATAAACTCTTATCATTTTGTATCCGCAAACAGGGCATGGAGGAACAACTTCTTGATCTTCAAACTTTCTATTAACTTCTAAATTTTTGTCACAAGTTATACATCCGTACTCGTATATTGGCATTACTTCCTCTTTTTCTAAATAAAGAGGCAGTTTTAAGACTTGCCCAGGTCTATCCAGTTATTTAATGTCGCTGTCTCCCCCGACGTGGTCTGCGACTCCCCAGTGACGGGGTGCAGATCTTTATTATACTATTTTTTTGTTTTCTTAGTAGAAGGAGCCGCAATAACTTTTTGTGGCTCTAAAGCATCTAAAATATCAAATGTTTTAGGCTTAGCCTCTTCTGGAACGTTTCGTACAATAAGTACTTTTAACACTCCATCGGACATTGATACTCCAGACACTTCCATATACTCTGATAATGAAAAGGTTCTTACAAAAGACCTTCCGCCAATTCCTTTATGAATATAGTCTTTTGAGTCTTCTCCAGATGTTGATCCTTTTATTGTCAGAACATTCTTTTCTTGTTCTACTTGGATATCATCTTTCTTGAAGCCAGCCAATGCAAGCTCAATAATATAATCATCATCATTTAATTTTAATAAATTATATGGTGGATAATTAGTTGAATTATGCATTACCTTTTCGAGATCTCTAAAGTGGCGATCCCAACCAATAAAAAATGGATCTTTAAAAAGATCCAATGTGAAGCTACTTACCATTTTATTCCTCCTTTAAGCGAATAAATTAATATACGGGCCCCGTTAGGCGACCCGTATATATTATACCAAATCTATTATTTGTTTTGCAAATTAATGCAAATTACTTGGCTTTTTTCTTTACTTTTTTCTTAACAGTAGTCTTCTTAGCAGGAGACTTTTTTACTGGCTTCTTTTTTGGCTTAGCTTTTAGTGGCTTATCTTGAACAACAACTTTTACGGTTGGTGATAGAGCTTCTTTTATTTTTTTTATCATTTTTTTCTCCTAGTATATTTTCTTTTTCTTGTCTTTCATTTTTTGTTCATCTGCTGTTGCTGCATATAGAGCTCTCATATGAGCCAATGCTGCAGCTTTACCTGGATGACAACCTTTTAGTTCGCCCTTATCATTTACTACGGCATATCCTTTACATCCTGCCGCACCCTGTCTAATATTATATGGCATTTTATTCTCCTAGTTATCTGGTATTTCTTGCTGAAACATTTCAATCAAGCCATACTCTTTTGCTTTTTTATGTCCTTCTGGTGATAATGAAAATTTAGCTTCTAGATTTTCATCGTATTCGACAGACATTAATCCTTCTTCGTAAAGTTTTAATAAAGATTGATCTATGTGTTGAACATGAGATTCCCACAACTCTGGCGCCAAAAATTCTGCAGCTTCTGTAATTGCATAGATTATTTCTCCGCTTTCATCTACGCCTTCAAGAGTGACAGCTCCGATGTCTAGATAATACTCTAGTCTTTCATCAGAGTCATCTGCCTCAAACTCGTCTGTCATATCTTTATTATACTCCTTATATTTACAAACTGCCATCTTCATTTTTGTCAATGGTTTTTTCTACTAATTGCTGTACATATTCGGAAAAATGTTTTCTAACGCTTCCTGAAGGCCTGGAGCCTATTGATTTCCATATACGTTTATACTCTATGATATTTGCAAATGTGGTTGGGCATACGGTTACTCCGCTGTACTCTTTTAGCACTGTTGGAAGTGGAACATGCTTGCCACAACATTTACACTCTTTTGCTTTTTCTTGGTATGTACTCATATTATCATCATCCTATCCATCGCTTCTTTTAATTGATCTGGCATTCTCGGCGCCCTAATCATATTCATTACAGTTGTATCTTCATTTCTTTCAAAATCATTGTCATAGCTCATAGACGCATATGTATGTATTTTAATTTCTTGTTCTGAATTAAACTTGCTTCTACTTATTGCATTATATATAGATCCACAAACTGCATCTGCCAAGTCTTTTGATCCTTTTCTTGGGTGGTCTACCCTATCTCTCATAATTTTTAATTGAAGCAATTCATCTATAAGCAATTGAATGTATGGACCAACTAATCTTTCTTCTGCTACTATCATGGCCATATCATCATAATGTTTTTTTGCAACAGATAATATTTCTGTATTAATTCCATATTGTTTTAATTGCTGCATCATATCATGAGAATTCCATCTATCAAATGTACAGACTCTGATTTTAAATCCTCTAGTTTTTAATGAAAGGATATAATCTTTTACCTCTGTAAAATCTACAGATTTATCTTTTGTAGGGGTCCAATATCTAACTGCATCTACTTCAACAATTGGGGCTGGCTGTGAATAATCATTTGTAATTTTAATATTAACCCATCTTTGAACATGCGACATAGATACAGCACAGTGGTCATGCTTTTGTGCAAGGTCAACATGTATAAAGTATTCTTTGTCTGGATCTGGAATAAACCACTCCTCTAGTCTTCCAAAATTATCCACTGCTAACTGACCAACATTAAATGCTTTTTCAATTTTTTCTTTTGATTTAAAGAATGCGTCTATTGCGTCTGGTGGCATACAGGCAAATCTTGACAGGGCGTCCGTAGGATTTGTATAAAAGGCAGTTTTAAAATCATTTATTTTTCTTACTGGATTGACATCCCATGTGGGTCTTTTTAAAGCATATACTTTTGGAATCTTATATGAAACAATGTGGTCTTCTTCCCACTCAATATCAAACTCATTACCTTCAGTATTATCTGGAAGATCTTCGTCCATCTTAAACTTATGTGATTTAACTATAGTTTCTTTTTCAGCCACTACTGCATCGTATCTTTGCTGAATATAATCATTCTTATATCTAGGAAACGATAATAATATTACCTTTCCAAAGTCTGGGAAACGAGAGTCTACTGATGCCCTATACATATCATATATTGCTCCACCAGTTTTAGCCTGATCATGTCCAGTAGTATTTTCAATACTAAATCCTGAAATTTCATCTAAGATAACAATAATTACGTTATATCCTTCCCAAGCTTCTCTTTCGGAGTGACCTGAGTGAACTGTAATAGATTTATTGAATTTAATTTCAGAAGCTTTATCTGTGTATTTACCAATAAACCAAGGTGACTTGTCTATTCTGGTTTTAAACCCTTTAAAAAATACGTTGCTTGCCTGTTGGGCATTTATAGCAATATTAATAATATCTATGGAATCTCCAGGCGGCTTTCCATAATAAGACGCTGGATCTTTAAGACATAATAATAAATATACTACATATGCTACCGCAATTGTTGAGCAGTAGTCTTTTCCAGACCCCTTGCCCAACTGAGCAACTATTTCATTGGCAGTCTGTTTAAATCTTCTTCTGCCTTCTTCTTCTCCAAAAAGCTTTATGAGTGTAGACTCTTTATATATTTGTGAACTTTTTTCAATCAGGGTATACTGGTATTCTGATAAATCTGGTAAACCTAAATAATTTGGATCTCTTACAAATACTCTTAGATCGACTGGCTTTTCATCAAATTCTTCGCCGTCAAGTATATCTATAAGATCATTAAAATTAAGATCCACTTATTTGTTCCTCAACTATAATTGGTTCAACTATTCCTGTAATTTGAGACAATCTTTTAGCAACATCCATCTTACATTTAGGGCAAGTCGCTGTTACTTCTTTTAATATTTTTACAAGTATCTCTTGCTTATGTTCTGTTTCTGCAATCTGTGTAGCAATTTCTGCATTATCTAATAAACCAACTTCTTGCAACATTCCAATTCTTTTGCCTTCAATATCTGCAATAAGTTTTAAAGCAGTTGCTTTAACATTTAATTGGCCTGCTTGATCTGCATCTTCTACAGTTTTCCAGGCCTCTTTAATAAGCATTGCATAATGTTGATCTGCACCAGAGATTGCCTCTTTAGCTCTTTCTCTTGTGCTGGTATCGTTATGGATAACTTGTTTCCACTCATCAATTAATTCAACAACATCTGATCTTTTAAATCCAGTTATTGTAGCAATTTGAGTAGGATTGTTTCCTTTTAATAATTCAGAAACAACTTTATTCATTCGATCAAAATGATCAGATAATTCAATTTCCATATGTATATATTATAATCTTAGTCGACTGAAAAGTCAATTAGATTTTGCTATTTTATACAATATTAAATAACCAATTAGGTCATCTATATCATTATCTCCTGCAAATCCTTGATTATTTTTTACTCTATTTAATTTATCATCAATTCTAACTCTTAATTGCTCTGCAGCATCAGAGGTTGAAAATATTCTTGCTGGATTCAAAGCTGAGTCTCCATATGATATATTTTTTTCAATTAACATTTGAGCTATATCAATACAGGAATTTAATATTTTTTTCCCTGATGGAGCCGATAACGAGTGCATATATAAATCATCGTAACGAAAATCTTTTACATCTGCGTATACTGGTTTTGGCATTATGCGTCCATTTCTTTGTATAGTTGTTTTAATCCTTTTAATGTTCCGATATCCATATATCTACCCCCTGGCCTTACCGCCTTAATGTCCGATCTTTCTGCTATCCATTGTTTTAATTGTTTTCCTGGATGATCTAGTTTTGGATCTAGATATCTTATCATATTTTTACGAAATAGCATAGTGCCCCACATATCTGGATAATTACAATCTTCAACTTTATCTTCGGACCCAATTACCCTATTTTCTGATACCAGAACCTGTCCGACTCTACCTTTTAATTCAGGATTACATTCCCAAACCCCTAAAACTAAATCTGCAGTATCTTCTTTCATCATTTCTTTATATATATTTACTGGAGAATTTAATATATAAGTATCTGGCATTCCGACAAATACCGTATCGTTGTGTTCTCCTATCATAAATTTAATTGCATCGGACATTGTAGAAGGCTCTTTAACAATTAATTTAATATTCATATCCATATTTTGTATAATTGGTACCCACTCTGGCCTTGTTGATACACGCACCTCGTCACAAATTTCAAGCATTTGTTCCACATGCCATTGAAGTAAACATCTTTGATCTGAAATTGGTAAACAAAATTTAGGTATTC